CTGTCATGATCCGGTGTTTTATTCAGGGTCGGACTCTCTATATCGACTATGAAGCTAGCAAGGTCCATTGCGAGATTGACGATACTCCGAACCTGTTTAGGAAAATTCCTGATAGTGACAAGTGGCCTTGTACAGCCGACAATGCCCGCCCAGAGACCATAGCGTATTTGAGGCGCCATGGTTATCCCCGGATGAAAGAGTCCATAAAAGGCAAGGGGAGTGTGGAAGATGGTATTGAGTTCCTAAAGTCCTTTGACATAGTGGTGCATCCTAGATGTACTCGTACCATAGAGGAAATGACCACCTATTCATGGAAGATCGATCCAAGGACAGAAGAAATACTGCCGATATTAGCTGACAAGGATAATCACGTTATCGATGCTTTGCGGTATGCACTAGAAGGAACGCGGCGTTCTAATTACTCTCTAGCAGGTGTCTAATGGGTATTCCCGGTCCTTTCCCACTCCCCTATGCAGAGGGCTATGCCGTTTCTTCTGATGGCCTAATCTTCATGTGGAACGGTTCAGCATGGATCAATATAGGCGGTGGAGACCCAACAGCTGGCGAGCCTATCATTGTTCCGGGAACTGTTACTCAATACTGGCGTGGTGATAAGACCTGGAGAGAGCTGAATAAAGCAGCTGTGGGTTTACCTAATGTAGACAACACTAGTGATCTTAACAAGCCTATCAGTAGCGCTACTCAATCAGCACTCAATACTAAAGAAGGTAGCATCGCTACTGGCAATCCGGCTCACTTTTGGGCTGGCGATAAGATGTGGAAAGCGGTCCCTCCAGCTGGGGAACCGGTTATCCCTTCTGGTACTATTACCCAGTATTGGCGTGGCGACAAGACTTGGCAAACACTAGATAAGGCTGCGGTCGGTCTAAACAACGTAGATAATACTAGTGATGCCAATAAGCCGGTATCTGGACCAACACAAACAGCACTCAATGGTAAAGAACCGACGATTACCGGTGGTACTACTGCACAGTTCTGGCGTGGGGATAAGTCTTGGGTTGAATTGCCAGCTACAGACTGGGGCACTATTACTGGTAAGCCGGCCACCTTTCCACCCACTTTACCCATACCTTCCTCTGGCGTTACTGGGCTGGATGCGGCCCAGTTTGCACAAGATACGGCTATTGCCGGCAAGCAGGATACGAGTGCCAAGGGTTTAGCCAACGGTTATGCATCTCTGGATGCATCAGCAAAGGTTCCTGCTGCACAATTGCCAGCATATGTAGATGATGTTCTGGAGTTTGCTAATTTAGGGGCCTTTCCAGCAAGTGGAAGTGTTGGAGTAATCTATGTCGCACTTGATACCAATAAGGTTTATAGATGGACGGGGTCCGCCTATATCGAGATTTCGCCATCGCCTGGCTCTACAGATGCGGTACCCGAGGGTTCTACAAATCTCTACTTTACGACTGCCCGCTCTTCTGCGGCCGCACCCGTTCAAAGCGTATCAGGTAGGACGGGCGCGGTTACGTTAACTAAAACAGATGTTGGTTTAGCCAATGTCGATAATACTAGTGATGCCAACAAGCCTATAAGCACTGCAACCCAGACGGCATTGAATGGTAAAGAGCCAACCATAGCTAGCGGCAATGCCGCCTATGTCTGGTTTGGCGACAAGACATGGAAAGCAATACCACCTGCTGGCATACCGGAAGCGCCGATGGATGGAAAGATGTATGTCCGGCAGAATGGAGCTTGGGTTGAGCTCGTAGTTGGTCCGTATCTGGAGGTTTGAGATGGGAAAGATTACATCTATTGTCCGGGATACTCTGACCAACTTTGTATCTGGGTTAGGCACCGGTAGAGATAAGTCCGCTACATCCTTCTACCAAATACCATTCATCACCGATGCCGACCTGACCACTATGTTTAGGGCATCCTGGCTTGCAAAGAAGATTGTTACCATCCCTGCCATGGATGCTACTCGGCGCTGGAGGGCGTGGCAGGCATCTTTCGATGAGATCGAGTTGTTGGAGGCCACGGAAGCAAGGCTCGGTGTACAAGGAAAGATACTGGAAGCGAAAGTAAAGGCCAGGTTGTTCGGCGGTTCGGCGCTGTATATCAGCACTGGGGATGGTGATCCGGCCCTGCCACTCAATGCAGCCACTGTGGGTAAAGATGGATTGAGATTCCTCCAGCCTTTGCAACGCACCGATATTAAGGCCGGTGAGATCGAGACGAACCCGAATAGCGAGTACTATGGAAAGCCTGCATGGTACGAGCTTCATCCACAGGGCGTCTATAATCCTATCCGGATTCATCCCACCAGATTGATCCTGTTTATCGGAGAGAAGCTTCCAGACAATCTCATGCACGCTACCACCCTGTTATGGGGCGATTCCGTGCTATTGGCGACGCTTGAGGCGATCAAACAAGCAGATTCCGTTGCCGCGAATGTTGCATCCCTTGTCTTTGAGGCAAAGCTGGATGTCATTCGCATTCCCGACATGATGGCCAGCTTGATCGATCCTGAGTATGAATCCAGACTTCTGCAAAGATTCTCCCTTGCTGCTACAGCTAAGGGCATCAATGGCACCTTGATGCTAGATAAAGATGAAGAGTACGAAGTCAAGAATCCCAACTTTACCACCTTGCCGGAACTGCTCGTCCGCTTTTTCGAGCTCGTCAGCGGAGCCGCCGATATACCGAGTACTCGACTACTGGGACAGTCACCGGCAGGGCTCAATAGCACGGGAGAGTCTGACCTCCGGAACTATTATGATCGAGTGTCCGCAATGCAAGAGTTGGAATTTACTCCAGCGATGGCAATACTAGACGAGTGCATCATTAGGTCTGCCACTGGTACAAGAGATCCTGGTATCTACTATACTTGGAACCCACTGTGGCAGATCTCGGATGAAGAACGAGCTAAGATCGGAAAGCTGGATGCTGAGATAATCCAGATCATCAATAACACCGGTCTGTTCCCACAAGAGGCGGTTGCCAAGTCTGGGGTCAACCTATTGACTGAGGATGGTATCTTGCCTGGCTTTAGTGATGAAGTAGATGCTGCTGGTGGCTTGCCCGACTATGAGGCTGAGGCAGAGAAAGAATACGAGAAAGAAGTAGAGCGTATCAATCTTGAGTTAGGAAACAAACAACTGCCACCTAAATGATAAACTACAACCTGTCTAAGCTTGCAGCTAAGAAACGAGATACCAATTTGCCTGTTCTACAGGACAGGCGATCTACATACTTCGCTATACTAAAAGCCTTACGTTCCATGCTTAGTGCTATGAACCTAGCTGTGGCAGAGCATCTAGCCGGATATCTGACCCAGCAACAGCGCCAGATGGGGACAGACAGTGTTAGCGTTGCCGATGTTGATCCTGGTGATTTTGATAGCTATGATGCTATTGGCCGCTCTGCGGCACGTATGGCAGCGGCGATGGTGAGTAGAATCCTTAGGGCAGAAGCCAAGCGCCATACCGCTACCTTTAGTGACCATGTGCTCAAAACCTTGGGCGTCAATGTCATGTCGGTAGTCCGGGATGACGATCTGGAAGATTATCTGGATGCCGCGGCAGCTCGAAATGCTGCACTAATCACCAATATAGCCAGTGATACCATGAATAAGGTAAAAAGAATAGTTATTGATGCTGTAATTAACGGATGGTCGCTCCGGGATACTAAGAAAGGTATTTCGGATGTATTTGGGGTTAGTGATTCCCGAGCCCAACTAATCGCCAGAGACCAAACGGCAAAATTGACGTCTGATCTAAATAAAATCAGGCATAAACAAGCTGACATCCAAGAATATGTCTGGAGAACGTCTTTAGACGAAAGGGTAAGACCGCGTCATTCCCAACTAGAGGGAAACAAGTATAAGTATGATGAACCCACAGGGGCTGAGGATGGTCTTCCGCCCGGACAACCTATACAATGCCGGTGCGTAGCACAAGGTATAGTAGAAGGAGTATAGCAACAATGGCTTGTGCTGGATGTCAACATAGGCGGGAGAAACTACAGAAGATAGCGCAAAATGTAGGGAAAGCGTTATACTATCCCTTGCCACGCCAAAATAAAGTTGTTAGGCATGATATTGAGGTTCCCGATGAAGTTCCTAGACGCCGTCTCTTTGAATGGCACAACTCTACGAGAGGACGGATTTCTCGTAGCTGATGCCTTTACGGCCCGGACAGGGATCCAATATTATTCAGGTGCGGAGATTCGTAGGCCAGAACTGCCGGTTGTTGCTGTGTACCGGGATGAGAGTGATGTATTCGCCCACCCATCACTCTCTTCTTTTTCTCACGTACCGATTACCATAGGCCATCCAGACCAGAAGGTTGATGCTTCTAATTGGCGAGATCTAGCCGTTGGAGAGACTAGTACGGAGGTTCTCCGAGAAGGTAACCGCCTCCGCATCCCGCTGATTATTAAAGCTGCTGATGCTATATCCATCGTCAAAGCTGGTACTCGCCAGCTTTCCGTGGGGTATGATTGTGACCTAGTTTGGGAATCCGGCGTCCATGATGGCGTTGAGTATCATGCCCGCCAAACCAATATCCGCGCCAACCACATTGCCATTGTCGACCAAGCCCGAGGCGGTCCAGAGCTTCGGATTGGGGACTGGGTTAATCCTGTAGAGGTAGATGACATGAGCACCGCACCAATGTTTAAGTCCGTTACCATTGACGGGATCACGATCCAGACGACCGAGCAGGGCGAGCAAGCCATTGCCAAGTTGCAGAAGCAACTAACAGATTCAACCGCCGACCTGACTGCACTCCGCGCCACTGTGGGTGAGAAGGACAAGGAAATCGGCACTCTCAAGATCGATCTTCAGAAGCTCAAAGACGCGCCTCCTCCGGATATCGACAAGCTTGTGGCTGAAAGGTCCAAGCTTGTCGATGCGGCGCTGGCGATTGCCAAGGATTTGAAGACTGAAGGTCTCAAGGATACTGAGATCCGTAAGGCTGCAGTCGTCGCCGCCTTTGGAGAGGACATGGTAAAGGATGCTAGTGACGCCCAGATAGAGGGCATGTTCGCTGCTGCATCCGTTACCAAGCGTGATCCCGTAGCCGATGCAATGCGGCATCGTAAGCCAGAATCCGCCGCTTCTCCGACTCCCGGCGGCGACAATGGCCAGCTTGCCTATGAGACACGGCTGCGGGATGCCTGGAAGGGCAAAGCGGCATAATTGGAACGCAGCTTGATTGCTTCATTGAAGGAGTTTTGAAATGGCCGAAATGTCTCCGGAAGAGCAAGCTGCCTTTGAAGAGGCGCTTGCCAAGAAGAATGAATATGAAGCTGCTCAAGCAGCGATGGGAACGACTCCACCGGTTGTGGAAGGAGAGGAAGGAGAGCTCGGTGTTACGCCGACAGCAACCACTCCTGTTCAGACCACCTATCCCAGTGGCATGCGCCCCGGTGTGGAAGGTGCCATCGCCAATGAAGAGCCTGTCCGGCTCATCTCTCGAAACGTAGAGGATGCAGCTGGCATTCCGTTCGGCCGCGGCGTTATTCAGGGCGTCGCCGACAAGGGATGCAAGCTCGGCGCTTACACCACGGAAGGCATGATGCTGGGTGTGACGGTCCGGGAGCGCTCTATTGGTCCGGATCTTCCCAACGGCTTTGCTCAGTATTCGTCTGCCCGCATTATGCGCTCCGGCTGCATCTGGGTGGCTGTAACGAATGCTGTAGTCGCCGGCGATCCGGCCAAGATTGATGCCACTGGTAAGTGGGGCAAGGGCTCTGGGACCGGTGATGTTCCACATGCCCGCTTTGATACCAGCCAGCCTACTGTGGGTGGACTGGCCATTCTCCGGGTTGATG